AAAAAATGGAGGGACAACAACAAGGAGTTTTTAAGAGAGAAAAACAAGAAATATCAGCAGGCTAATCGAGACGCTTTAAATATGAAGAAAAGAGAAAAGCGAGCTAATGAAAGGTCTTTAAACTTAGCAGTATCTGATTTGTAAAAAGACAATCACATGGTTATAATTGCCCTGTAATTTTCAGAAAAGCCGTTGCTGGACTTAATGAGAATCCTATTTTGATTTATATAAAAACCCCGCTTTTAGTCATTGCAGCAACCGATGACACGCGGGGTTTTTGTTGGATAAAGAAATGAAAGGTTTTATTGAAGTAACTACACTAAAAAGCAATTCATTGGCATTGATTAACATTAATCACATTATTTCAGTCAATGAATCGATTGAAGATAATGAATCGCCATCATCACTTATGTATATAAATGGCACTGATGCAGGGTATCTTATAGTCAGAGAAGACTATATGTCTGTGCTGAAAAAAATACAGGCAGCAATGGAATAAATCATGCAAACAAAGAAAGTAACGATCCCATACGGCGCGGACAAAGGAAAAATTTTTACCGTGTCCACGTTTCCCGCTTATGCTGAGTATCTATTCGCACAGGAAGCAATACACTACTTCGGACAAGGAACGCTTAATGCCGATGAGTGGCAAGGTACAATTGCAATTAGCGGATTAATTGACTTCTTTTATAAAAAGTTTGGCGGTGAATTACCGAAAAGTGACGACCCATTGCACGATATGCGTTTGATGGTTGTTAAGGCTATGCGGTTTCTGTCTACTGAACACTTTAAGAAATTGAGCGACAAACTACTAAGCACGGTGCTTTTTATCAATGACAAGGGGCAGGAAGTGGACTTTATGCTTGATACGCAAATCACTGACGCACGAAACATTGCTTATTTAGTCGAGGAGGCAATAACGCTACACACGGATTTTTGGTGGGGCGTAGACCGCTAAACCTACGCCCATTCTCACAGACAGACAAGCACAAACACGCTGATAATGTCGCGGAAACGGTTAATATTCATCCTTACTTTTCGCTACTTATCACCAACTGCTTAGCAACATTGCACGAATTAAAAACAGTCTATGATATGCGAGACGTTTACGACTTATTAGAGATTATCCAAGTTAATAATTACAACAAGGTTTTATTATCATCATGAAAACAAGAGCAGAAAGAGAAGCGGAATACAATCGTAAAGAACGGGAAGATAAGGCGCGAGCGGCTGAATTTGCAAGAAAAGCAAGCAACGGACACGCGTGGGGAATGGCGGTTTTAATAGCTGGGGCAATCCTTGGGTTTCTTTTTTATTTTACTCTCGATAGAGCGCAAAAAATAACTGCCGCCGATGAGTTTTATAATGCACACGGTTATTATGAGGCAGGAACGCCGCCACAGTATAGACAGATAGGGCGTTAAGTCGATTAGAAAAGCCCCATTTATTGGGGCTTTTTTGTGTTATAATTTTTTTGTGCTTTTCTGTACCGTGTCGAATACGTTAAAGAAAAGTGCATCACTTTACGTTAAGCCCGTTTACACTGATAATTCGACTGTCAGTATTGCGGGTTTTTTGTTGGATGAAATTATGAGAGAAAGAAAAGCGGTTAATATATCACTTCCTTATGTTCCTTATTTTATTGGAACTAATATAAAGTTTATTGCTCAATACGCAATAAGCGTTGATGAGGTTCGTGGCGATATGGCAACAATGAAGCAATTAGCCGATGATATTAATGATGCTATCGACTATGTAAATATCATAGTCGATAGAAGACTGAACAAGTCAATTTTTGCCGCATTAAATTCTTGGTGCGTAGAAGCAACTAAACGAGGGTTCTTGTTTTGCGATATACACCATAATTCAATGCGTAATGCGCCTATAAATCAACAGTCAGTTGTTTTTTTAGAGAGAATTGGCGAGTTAAAACCATATTTGTGTGGTGTGTGGGACGGCACAACAGGTTGGATGGAGTCATTATGAAAACGAGCGTAGAATTACAAAAAAGACCATTTGAAAAAGGCGATATGGTTATCGGGGTTAATGATAGTGGCAACCTTTGCACTGGAAGTGTGGTATCGACAAACACAAATAGAGGTGTTTTATTGTCACTAAATCATGCGTTATTCCATGATAGTGATTGCGATATTATTACCATACGCGCACCAAGAAAAGGCAGTAAAGATGCAAGAAATATTGTGGCTATGTTGTGCAAAGTATGGAGGGGGCATTTATCAGATATTCTCGATTATCATATACAATGCAATGACTCAGTTTTTTCACGATCTCTGTTTTGGCAAAGACGAAAAGAAAAAGAGTTTAATAGCCACAGCTCTTTTTTGCATTATGAAAAAGCAAAATCAATGCTTGAGTAGCGATATAATGTTTATGGATTCGCGTCCTAACTGAGAAATTAAACGAAGCCAGATTTTATAGAACGGGGTTATTTCTCACCCACGCGAACGTTCTTTAAGTCTGGCTTTTTTTATTGATTAATTCAATAGACTGAAAACCGTCTATTCTTATAAAACAAGGGCTTGGAACATTTGTGGCTAAGCAACTGGTTTATTCTTACGCAATGTAGCTAAGCTCTGAATTTGCGCTGCACGTTATTGATACTTTTGACGCGGTTGCCACGCAATCTGTTCGAGAGCTGAAAAAGTTCCAAGCTGTCATCGAGCAACAAGCAGCTACAATGGAATTGTTTGATAAGCGTGAGCCGCGTGATTTAAAGTCGCTAGCCGTTATTCTTGATAAGCCATCGTGTTATGTGCAGGTTGACCACGAAGTGCTAGAGAGACACGGCTATTTAACCAGCAAGGATTATTGGCAAAAATACACGGTTAAAACACCCACGGATAAACTTGGTAGCCTTTGTATTGGACGCAAAGGCAACACGCTACTCTATGACCCGAAAATAAAAGAGTTGATTAGATTGCTACACGAAACAGAATCACTTTTTAACTAAACAAACTAAGCCGCTACCAAGCGGCTTTTTTATGCCATAATATCAGCCATTTTAGGGGAAAAACATGATTATTGAAGAAGCTGAAATTGTCCTGAATTTTGATGGCAACAAGGTATCAAAAGGTCTCAAAGACACCAAGAAAGGGATAACCGACTTAAATCAAGATGCCAGTAAATTTGGTAAACATATCAGCAGCACGCTTGGTGAAATAAAGAATGTCACTGGTGAAATATCAAAGGTAGGTGCGGCTCTTGGCTTGGTTGTCGGTACTACAGACTACATTAGACAGGTAGCAATTGCCACCCGTGCGACTGACAATCTCAGTAAATCCGTGGGCATGGGTGCGGATGAGATTACCGCTAATCGACTGGCTAATGAACGACTTGGCATTAGTATGGAAGCGACTAATACTATCATGGCTGAACGCGCATCAATACAAGCTAGACTAAACACGGGCGGAGACGCTGTCGCATTGCTGGGGCAAGATTTTTCGGCGCGGGGTGGTAATGTCAATGTTATGCGCACTGGTAGCTACGATGAACAAATAGCTGAGTTCAAACGAATTTATGATAAAACCATTGCAACAAGAAAAGATTTTAACAAGGAAACACAAGCACAAGCAGAATCCTACGCGTCTAATCTGAACATCACAGGATGGCAAGAATTATTGCCTATTTTGCGAATGACTAATGATGAATATCGCAATCTGGTTAATACGCAAAAAGAACGCTCTGGAATTACAGATGAAAATACCGAAGAAGCCAAGAAATTAGCCGCTGAGTGGTCGGCGGTAAGTAGCAACATTAGTTTGTTAGGTCAAAAAACAGCCAGAACATTAACCCCTGCTACCACGGGTTTTGCCAAGTATTTAAACTATGCCACGAAAGATTCTAAAACGCTTGGCGATGAAATGTTTAAGCTTAACCCTGTTTTAGGGGTGATGGTTAAAACAATGAATCTAGGCGGTGAAGCCATTGATTATATGAACAATGGCTGGGCTAAAATGTCAGCTTATATCAGGGATATAGCTGGTTTTTCGCCGCTTGGAAAATTAGGAGAGAATATTAATAATGCACTGCCAGAAAGCGTATCTAATGGTATCGGCAGTGGAATTGCTCATATATTAGCGGCTGGGGGTAACGAGGAAGCAGGTAACGCAATAAAAATTAATGCGACTACCGACGAACAGAAAGAAAATATGCGTATGGTGTATGAAGCGTATAAAAAGCAAGGACTAAGCCATAACCAAGCGGCAACGATGACCAGTGAAGTCGGGCGCGAAAATGACTTTAATTCTAAGTTTATGTTCGGCACACATACCGATAAAGCAGGTGGACAGAACATCGGCATGATTTCAATGCAAGGCGATAGAAATCCCGCGCTACAGGAGTACATGAAAAATAGGGGGCTAATGAAAGGCGGCAAAATGGAACACTCGCAAGCGGCTATCGATGCACAGGCGGCTTTCCAAGTTGCTGAAATGAAAAGCGGTAAATACCCAAAAGCTGAGGAGTTTTTATCTAAGCCAGACATAGGACGCAATGAGGGTAGTGAGCTTATGGGGACTGGGTATGTAAAATGGGCTAAGCATCAAACGCGATTACGCAACGGCGAATCATTCAACCCCGCGCCACACCTTGCCAAAGAATACGGGTATTATGATGCTGTTAACAAAATGCAACAACAACCCCCATCAATCGACACCAAAGCTCTTGCAAACCCACAAGCACAATCAGCACAAGGGGCAACTACCACCAATAACGTGACAATTAACCTGCCAACAACTGACCCAGCGCAGGCGGGTAATGTGATTGAATCGCAACTAAAAAATGTATCTAAAAACGCGCCATACCGCAGCGGAATGAACCCATCATGATAACGACACCTATAGACCCGATTATTGAGCTGCCGACAATTACCATCAATGCGGTAGCGGCATTAGCCACAGTTAAACAGCGGCGTTTTTACCTACTTACAATGGACGATTCCCCCGTGCTTGAATGGGATGGTGGATTGGCTTACGATAATACAAACACGTCTTTTATCATTGATGACCCGATAGAGGGCGGTTTTACGTCTCATGATAAAGTTCGTAGCCCGCTATCCTGTACTATTTTTGCCACGGCAACAGACCCGCAAAGACGGCGGTTATTTTTAGAGGAAGCCGAGGCGGCTGTTGACAATGTTACTTTGTATAAATTAGTAACGCCCGACATTACGCACACCAATTTATCAATCGTAGGCGTTAATGGCTATCGAAACCCCGATAACTTTTATTCGAGCGTAGGCGTGTCGTTTAAATTGCGAGAGGTACGGCTAAATGGCAATACCCGCATAGACAAAACCGCAGAACCCACGGCGGCTAGTAGGACGCATAATGGGCAGGTCACGCCTATAATAATGCCCCCAGTAACAACATTTCAGGCGGTAACGATATGATGTTAAAAATACCGATAACAGCGCACCCAAACCAAGTTTTTGACGTTGCTATTAATAATCAATACTGCACGATAACCCTACTACAGCGCGATAATGGCTTGTATTTTGGACTGGTATCTAATGGCTTGCCCGTGTGTGATAACGTGCTGTGCCTTAATAAGCAACCTGTTATTTTTACTGACTATCGCGGGTTTATTGGGTCACTGACTTTTTATGATAATCAAGGCGATACCGCGCCAGTTTGGGATGGGCTTGGTAGTCGGTTTGAGTTGATTTATGAGGCGCGATGATTAAAACCTAATTGTCAATCGGTGATATAATACGCACACTATCTGGGTGTTGGCTTAGCCCGATAAACAAACGCACAGAACCTTATTAGTCTATTTTAATTAACTTTTAATTTAGGAATGGAAATGCAAAGCATTGAACCACAAAGAAAAGCATCGTCTGACGTTATGATTGATAGCGTTAATGATTGCTTAGATAGACTGTTAATCTTGGTTGAAAGAGCTAGTGACAAATTAAAACCAGTAAGACTTGATATTTCCAAGCTTGCCGAATCTGGACAAAAATTAAAACAGCAATACCCACCATTAATGGAAACCGTTTTAGGTAAGTGCGAAGCCCTCAATGAGCTAATGGATAGGCTCGAACACATTATTGAGACAGTTGATTTGTAGGTAACAAAGCTATACCCATCGGGCGGTCTTATAATCCGTAGCTTTCGCCAGCGTTCCCGATGGTCTTTTTAATGGCGACTATTTGACAGGCAATAAAATGAAATTAAGCAAAACAAAATTAGCGATACTAACCGTATTGGCATCAAGCAAATATGACTTATCGAGTCGTGAAATATTTGAAACACTAATCGTCATCAACAAAGATTTTGAGTGTATCCCATCAATTGCCAATTTTTTAGAAAACCTAAAGAACAGCGGATATATTGAAAACGGACTTTCAGAGATAGTTAATCGCAAAACGGTTTTGATGTGGCGAGTTTCCGATACTGGCAGGGCGTTAATTAAAAGCAATAACGATGAAATTGTGGAAGCCGAATCGCCTACATCATTATTTCACAGCATCGAAAACTTAGATGAAAAAATCGGCACACTGCACAAGCTATTAGATATCGTACCCGATGAATGGGTTGTTTTGCTGAATGGAATTATTGATGATTTGAGTCGCACAGCATGACAACCGAATTTAAAGAAAAGCTAATAGAAGTTACCATCGAATTTTGGAGCGGTATCGGCTATTCCGAAAAAAAGACTTTTTCAGGGTTGCACATAAAAGCACACATTGAAAACCTTGGTAGTGGTGGACAGTCATTTGCAACGTTGCACATTTTTGGAATGTCACACGCCGATATGAACCGACTAACAGTCACAGGGGCGATTAATCAAGATTTTATTGCTAAGCATAAGGTCATGGTAGCGGCTGGGGAAGCTGGTGGCTTGATGCAAGTGGTACACACTGGGGCGATTGATATTGCTTATATTGATAGTCAGATACAACCATCACGCGCTTTTGTTATCGAATCAAGAACCGCGCTTACTGAACAACTAACCGCCGTTAAAGCCACATCTTTTGAGGGTAGCAAGCAAGTATCGGCTATTCTTTCCGAGCTGGTAAAGGATGCTAATTTAACACTTGTGGATAAAGGGATTGGCGCAGCACCCCTTGATAATGCTTACTTCACCAGCGACCCAATATCTAAAATAAAAGAATGTTGTGAATCTGTGGGAATTGAATACGATATTAATAACGGATTTTTAACAGTCTGGTTATCTGGCAAGGAGCAAAAAAGCGGTATTTTTGTTAGTGCGGCTTTTGATAATGCGCCTTTAATGATTGGTACGCCATCCTGTGCAAGCAATATTTTAACGGTTGCTACTCAGTTTTTTACAGGGTTTAAATTATCAGAGCATTTTGAGATTAAAAGCACACGCAATGAACCTGCAAGCGGTCTATGGATACCTAACAAAATCTCTTATGATTTGGAGTGTTTAAATCCTAAAGGCGGTGGACTGTGGCGTACTGTTGTGGATTGTTTTAAATTTATCGGAGGTCAAGGTGGATAATTACAGTGAGCTATTTACGGAGCAAGGGCGCGATAAGGCAAAAATAAACGCCATAGCGGCACAGCATGGGCGTACTGCATACCCTTGTGAAGTTGTGGGTGTACATAAAAACACAAAAGACGGCAGGGTTTTTTATTATGTTGATATAGAACCGCAAAACTATCAATTGTCTAGTGATAAAAAACCAATTGAGCAGTCAATTATTTATAACGTACCTACTCAGCAATGGCAAGGCGGCAAGTGTGCGGTTATTATTGCCCCGCAAATTGGAGACAGGGGTTTTGCGCTGATTTGTCACATGGATATAAGTGGCATAAAAAACTCGCTTGGACGCAAGTCTCCACCCGTCTCTAATCGTCATAATTCATATTCCGACAGTATTTATTTAGGCATGATGTTTGGCGAAGACCCAGTTGATTTTGTGCTAATAGAGCCGCAAAAAATAACCATAAAAACTACCGAAGTGCAAATTAACGCCGATACTGTTAAAATAAGCAAAGATTTAGAAGTTGGGGGCAATATGAAAGTAACTGATAATATTGAGTCATTTGGAACGGTTAAGAATATGGGTATTAATATCGGGGCAACGCACACGCACGGCGGCGTTATGAGCGGCTTAGCATCTACATTGCCGCCTAATCCATGACCAACACAACACTATTAATCGACATTAACGGCGATATTGTCCTAGACGCGGCGGGTAATTTTACTTTTGCCGATGGTATTGACCAAGTGGCACAGGATTGTTGGTTAGCAGTGCAAACACTGACCAAGGATATTTGGTATAATCAGCAATACGGTATCCCTTATTTTGAAAATATCCTAGGTGGCAATCCACCAGAATCATTGATAGCGCGTTACATTCAGGACACCGTTGGCATAGTGACAAACGTGGCTAAAGTCAGTGTTAGCGGTGTTGGAATAGACAAAGACAGAGCACTACACACAACCATCAATATCACGTCTACAGACGCACAAACGGCAACATTGACGATATGACAATTCCACTCATTACCATAAACTCAAGCGGTGTTACCGTACCCAGTGAAGCGGATGTTTTAGCGGGTACAGTTGACACGTTTAAAAATGTTTTCGGTGCTAACTTAAATCTTGATGTAAATAATGCGTCGTCACTTGCAACGCCACAAGGTCAATTGGCTTCTGCTGTTTCCTACGTTATCAGTCGTGTTTATGATGTTTTTGGTTTTGTTCTTAATCAATTTAATCCGCGCTATGCAGTCGGAAGATTTCAGGATGGGCTAGCGTACATTAACGGCATAACCCGCAAACCAGCAACCGCAACTGTGGTGTCTTTGACGTGCTACGGATTAGATGGCACACAAATAATCTCAGGCACGACAAAAGCATCGGATATTTACGGCAGAACATACACCTGTATTGAGAGCGGTACTATCGCGGGTGGTGTAGTCACTGTTGATTTTTCCTGTGACGTACTTGGGGCTATTGCTAGCCCTGCAAACACCGTAAACCGCATTGACTTAACCGTTATTGGTTTGGACAGGGTTAATAATTTAACCGCAGGGGTAACAGGTGGAAATGTCGAAACACAGGCAGAAATGGAAGCTCGGCGTTATTTATCGGTGGGCGCGTTAGGTAGTGATACGGTCAGTGCTATTTATGGTAGTGTTTTTGCCGTGTCTGGAGTTACTGATTTATGGGTTGATGAAAATGACACCGATGTGAACTACCCAAAGCGTGGGGTTACTCTTATCCCTCACTCAATCTTAGTGTGTGTCATTGGTGGCACTGACAATGATATTGCGCAAGCCATTATTAGTAGCAAAAGTGGCGGTTCAGCTATGAATGGAGATGTGATTGTTGAAATTGGTACAAAAACTGCAAAATTCTTTAGAGCGACACAGATAACGCTATCAGTGCGGGTAAAGGTAACATCAAGCCCTTTATTGCCAACAAACACCACCGACACTATTAAACAGTTGGTAGTTGATAGCGCAAATGGGTTAAACGGTCAAAAGCGGATTAGCATAGGCGAGCGTGTTGTTGCAAATCGCTTTACTGCTTACGTCCAGACAAACTTGCCTAATATTGAATTACAGGACATTGACGTGTCATTGAATGGCGGTACTTCGTGGCATGATTTAGTGTTAGTCAATGGCAATCAAATCGCTGTTATCGATACTTCAAATGTGAGCGTGTCGTATGTCTAACCTCAAAACACTATCCACCTTTTTTAATCGCAATTTTAGTTTAACGCGCCTTGCTAATGCGTTAGCCGCTGAGTTTAACGCTCAATACATTTTAGATGATATTCACACGCATTTTTATGACATCGAAACAGCGGACGGCTATTGGCTAGACGTGTGGGGGCGTATTGTCGCAATGCCTCGTTCTGTGTCGTTGCCTAGCACTGATTATTTTGGCTTTTACGGTACACCGTTTACCCCGTTTAATCATGCGCCTTTTTATGGCGGCATTCCTGATTTAAACAACGTGACAATGGACGACACGATTTATCGAAAAGCGATAAAAGCTAAGGCATTAGCTAATCGTTCAGGTCGCGCAATTCCCGATATTAACGCCGTTTTAGCGTTGTTTTTAGATGCAACGTGTTACGCGCTTGATGGTTATGATATGTCTATCACGTTATCTATCGCGCCATCGTGGGCAGGTAGCACGGAATTAGCTGTGATTATGTCAGATGTTTTAGGTTTACGACCTGCGGGGGTTAAGCTAAATTTTGTTTTACGCCTAACTTACGCTATAGCCCCAGACACCAGCACAATTAATGAAGCGGACAATAATGACGTGACATTTACAGTCACGACCGCAAACGTACCCGACGGCACGACGCTTTATTACACTGCTCTCGACATTACCACGGAGGGCGCGGCTGATTTAACGCCGATTAGTGGGTCGGTGATTATCACGGGTAATGCTGGGAGTTTTGTTATTAGTGCGATTGCTGATTTATTGACTGAGGGTAGTGAGGGTTTTCAGTGTCAATTACGAACTGATAGCATAGCTGGGGCAGTAGTTGCAACAAGCATACTGATAACAATAACGGATTCAAGTACGTCTATCGCTTACACGGTTACGCCATCATCATTGGTTGTAAATGAGGGGGCTGTTCTTTCTGGCACTATCAGCACCGTAGGTATACCAGATAGCACAACGCTTTACTGGACAATTCTAAATGGCACAACGGCAAACGGTGATTTTTCGGCGGTGTCGGGTAGTGTTGTAATTATGACAAACACAGCTAGTTTTAATATATCGACTGTTGCTGATTTGACAACCGAAGGGGATGAAACATTTTCTATTCAGTTGCGCACTGGCGGTATTGCTGGGGCGGTGGTAGCGACAAGTAGCAGCATTACAATTGCTGATAATTCAGTAGCGCCAATTGCATTTATGGGGGGGATAATTCCTGTTGATATGATGGTTACTTCAACTGGTTCAGTATTAGTTGCTTCATCTTCCAACGACAATTACACAGGCTACATCCATAGTAGTGAAAATGCAATGGCTTCTTGGGCTCTTAGACTTACAACAGCAGTCCCATCTATCAGGTCTTTTAAGATAGTTTTCAGTAAACTAAGTAATGGAGACGTGCTATGTTTTGGTGGTGCGGCTATGGTGAACAGGAGTTCTAACAACGGAGTAACTTGGGATAGCACGATAATACCCGCGTTATCTACCAGTGACCAGATAAGAGCAAGCTTAGTTACAAATTCAGGGGCTATTATTATCGGAACATTAACAATCTCTGGTACTAACAGAATCCTAAGAAGCGCTGATAACGGGCTTACATATACAAGCGTATCAACGCAAGCCACAGGTGTGGAAACCCTAGAACTACTAGCCGATGGCAGCATAATAGCTGGAGTTCGCGGCACTACCTCATGCTCTTTTTATAAAAGTACTGATGACGGCATTACTTGGGCTTTATTATCAACAATCACAGGGTTATCAGCTGGTAATCTTTTATGTGTAGTAAGACGGGCTGGTACAGATACCTTACTTGTAACTACGCCGTCAGGTATATACCGAAGCACCGACTCTGGTGCCACTTGGTCGCTTGTATCTGCTCTTGTCGCTTACAACGTAGTGCAAAATAACGGCAAATGGTATATTGCAGTAGGGGCTGTTATTTATGTATCATCAAATGACGGCAGCACTTGGACTGTTTATTTTACTGCAAGCTCGGCACTGTATAGACTTAACGTACATTACAACAAGTTGTACGCGCCACTCATTACAGGCACATCAATTTATAGATTATCCGCATTATAAAGAGCATCCAATGACAATAGACTTTAACGCAGTAAACAAAATAACCACGCCCTTTGCAGAATTGGGCGACGCGGCTGATATTTTAGACACAGCTGGAACTGGAAGAATGAGCTGGAATTATGGCTCTCCAGTAGAAACAGAGGTAGATTCTCCACCATTCAGAATTGATTACAACGGCGTGCTAAAGCGAATTAGCCAAGCGTGCATCTCATTTTTTGCTGGTAAGCATTATAAATTTGATAGTGCGTTTAGCACAGCCGTGGGCGGTTATCCATTGGGCGCGATTATTCAGCGCAATGATAATAATCGCCTGTTTTTATCGACTATCGACAATAATACCAATAACCCAAACAGTGTTATGACAGGGTGGTTATTAGTGGGCGATGGCGGCAATGCTGATACGCTGGATGGATTACACGCCGATGCTTTTGCGCTCGCTGGTAATATCCCTGCTGTTATCGGAACATACAGCAACTTAACGATTAGTACAGGCGGCGCGGATAACATCATCAATATCAGCTATGATGAAATGATTGTAAAAGCTGGTACATCGGCGCGGGTACTGCAAAATAGCGTTTTAGTATGTAATGCTGGTTTGTCTGGTATCGGTGGTTTAGATACAGGTAGTCGCACGGTTGATACATGGTACGCGCTTTATGTGATATTTAACCCAACGACTAATGTAGTTGACACCCTGTTGTCGCTTACATATCCAGCCCCGACTACACTGCCAAGCGGATTTACACACTTTGCGCGGGTTGGCTGGATTCGCACCGATAGCACGGCAAATAAGTACCCGCTTGGCATTATTCAGCACGGGAAAAAAGTAAGCTACCGCGTGATAGCGGGTAGCAATACACCGTCTTTGCCAGTGCTTGTGAGTGGTGCAACTGGTACATTTGATTTCTTTGCCCCGACATGGGCAAGCGTAAGTGTATCCGCTTTATTGCCACCTACCGCCATAGCAATTAGCGGTACGGCAATCGGCTCGAGCGATTTAACGGGTGTTTTGTCATCGTATGTTATGGTTGCCCCAAATACGAGTTACGGCAGCGGTCAAAGCCTTAACCCGCCGCCAGTGTCTAATTTTGTCTGGGATTCTGGTACATGGGGGAGTGTTATTTTAGTTAATACTGCGTTTACACTGTTTTTAGAAGCCCCCTCACTGGCTATCGTCATTGCTAACGCAACTGGCGCGGTTAGGGTTATGGGGTGGGAAGATTGTTAATTTTAACAAGGATAAAAAATGTCTAGTGAGGGAAAAGAATTTATATTGCCAGACGGCAAAGTCGCACAAGGGGTTGTTAGTGTTAATTCAGACGGCAGTGTTAATGGTGGTGGTGGTAACCCTATCACAAGCGACACACCATCAAGCGTAGCATCAAGCACAACATCGGTTACATTAATGGCGGCTAACGCTAACCGCCGAAGCCTAACGATTTACAATAATTCTACAGCAAACCTTTTCGTGTGTTTTGATGCAACCGCTACCGAAGCCGCTTGCAAAGTGCCATTGTCTGGCAAAGTGAATGGTATCGGTGGCTTTTATGAAATGCCAACAGGACAAATTTATACAGGGGTTATCTCTGGAATTTGGGCTAGTGCCAATGGTAACGCATCAATTTATGAAGGAGCTTAGTCATGCCAGTAACTAATCCCGTTATAGTTTCTGATGCAACCATCTCAACTACAGATATAACCACTAACAACGCCACAATGTTAAAACATGGATTCCTGCCTAAGCTTTCAGGGGTTGCAGGGCAATTTTTAAACGGAGTAGGTAGTTGGACATCAGCAGGACTTACATACTGGACAGAATCAGAAACTCTGTATTTTGGAAAGTATTACACACGATTGTTGGCTACATCTGCACAGACTAACGCTGATGCTATTATAAGCCCTAAGGGCACAGGGGGTTTTTCATTACAAAAGGCAGATGGTACTGTAACTAGCGGTAACGCTAGAGGATTATATTCAGTTGACTTGTCTCTTCAAAGAACCGCAGCTAGCCAAGTAGCTAGCGGGGATTATTCTATTAACGGTTCTTATTCTGGAACAGCTAGTGGGAATCAATCAGTTAATTTTGGGTATAGCGGTATAGCGTCTGGTCAAGCATCAGTTAATTTTGGATTTATGGGGCTATCTTCACAGGTTTCTGCAATAAATTTAGCTGAAAGAGGCACGTCTTCTGGTATTTCCTCCGTAAATCTTGGATATGGAGGTATTGCAAGCGGTACTACTGCTGTAAATACTGGGTATGAAGGGTACGCTTTTTGTTTTGGTGAATGTACTCATAGCTCTGGCAAATTTACTACAGTTGGGGATGCACAACGTCGTGAACTCATACTTAGGGCAAATACAACAAGTGCTACACCCGTTAATCTAACAGCAGACCAAGGAGTAATTGGGACGCTTAACCAACTTATTTTACAAAACAATCAATCTGTAACAGCACAGGTTTTAGTGGTTGCTAAAAAGTCTGGAACAACAGCTTCGACCGCTCATTTTAGACTTACGGTATGTGCAAGTCGTGGAACTTCGGCAGCAACAACAGTATTACATATCAATCCAGTTGTTGAAACACTCTGGAATCCTGATAACGCATCAATCGCGGTTACAGCCGATACGGCGAATGGCGGCATAACCTTTACTGTAACAACGCCTACGGGAAACTGGCATACAGTAGCTGATATTTTCGCAATTTCAACAATTTACGCATAGGAGTTATCATGGCAATCGAAAGAACAGTAATAGACGAATACGGCGATACTATTCAAAACGCGTACAGTAAAATCGTTTCTCAATCGAGCGATAACGCAAGTGAGAAAACAAACTTTTCTTATTACGTTCAGACATGGAAAAGTAAAGCGGCTTATGAATCTGGTAAGCCGTGTATTCAGTCGCTTAATCATCGTGACGAGGTTATGATGGTGCATTTAGAGAGTGTAGATATTGCAGGACTGTATGCGCATTTGATGACGCATGACAACTATAAAGATGGTGCGGCAGTATGAACTCTAATCACCAGACCAACACACTAGGGTTTTTATCGGGTCTACCCGCGCTGTTTAAGTTTGGCACGGGTAATACACTGGGGTTTTCTGACTTGAAGGGTATTTACACTGCCCCGACTGGCGGCGGCACTGCACCCACTATTGAAAACTTTGATGGGGACTCAGACATCGGGTTTAATGCGTCGGATACTATCACATTTAAGTTTCATATTGACCATGTTGACGTTGTTGGTGGTGATAAGTTCTTACATATTCATGTTGGTATTGCTAGCGGTACGATTGCAAGTGTTAGTAATTTAGTAATAACGGCAGTAGTTCAACACAGGTATCATAATTTACTGGGTAGTGGTGAACCGTTAAGAACTGGCAGCGAAGCATCAAAGACATTTACATTTACGTTGACACCTGCTGAGATTAACTCTACGGCAGGGGAAACATGGGTTGTGGAGCAGTTAATAGCTCAATCTGGCGGCAGTGCAAGCCTGCTAAACTCTGATTTATGGCTTACTGACGATGATATAACTGTCACATCAACAGTGACAACAATGCCGACATTTTTGGGTGGTACGTCTCAAAAGTTTAGGTTTCCACATTGTGACTTGCACCGCAGGGTAACAATGGGTGGTACTTTTAAACGATTCTTTACTAATCTATCATTTGATTAGCTAAATTTTAGACAATAAAAAACCCGCTAAGCCTTACGACTTGCGGGTTTATAAAATAGAGTTAGTGTGCTGATTCTATTTCAACATTGATTTTGCTTTGTCATACAGTTTTTTCTGTATTACCCCTCTAAATCTAGTTCCATTTTTTACTAACCTCCAAAACTCTTTTTCATATTTGCTTCCATCATCAACAAACAAATCATTGCTTATAGCAACTTGAAGATTGCGAATAAAAACCTTTCGATACTGTATAGCCAACATAGCCACAATATCACGCGCTTCTTCAGTGCCTTTGCGGGGGGTGCGTATTGATGTAATTTCATCAAAATAAAAATTTCCTGTTTTTGAATAAATTTGATTTATCCCGACACGGGTAATAATTGATGGTTGCCCATAAACTATAGCCATATCACCAACAGCAAACGGTCTTTTATTGCTCATGATTGCACCGTTGGCAGCGGAAGCCATACAAAATCATAAACTGCATGAGCGTTACCCTTTCCGCGCCAATCCGTGTAAAAACAATTATCTTCATTGTCATAATAAGCTGTGCAAATCATTCCTTTTTCTTTGTTATAAGCGGTAAACTCACTGCCATCACGCGGTGCGTCTTTCATATCCTGCCAAGGTGCAAATTTCCACCATTCGGCGGCGGTTAGTGGGGTTAAATTATCAATTTCAAAATGACGTTTTCCAATTCCATCCATAAGTTCACCTTCGTATAAATTGGATTCGCCAGTTATCCTAACGATAGAGCCACTTGTTTTTACTTTACACAATACCCCTTGTGTAGGGATATTTTCATGCCATTTAGTTTCCATTTATCACCTCTAATTTACTCAAAACAAAACATCGGCAGATTGCAATCATTGCGGTATCGCCTGTTGCCAACGAAAACACGTCTTCATTGTCTATTTTTGCAAACCAATTAATTACTTTTGGCTTTACCTCAACTCCCTCTCTCTGCATAATTTCCATGCACTGCGTGCCGTTGGTTGTCGGTGAATAATTAGCAATCCAATCGCCTTCACGGGTTAACCATACATCTTGATTAAGCCCTTGCGAAAAACCTTTTTGATACTTTTGTGCCAACGCCACCATTTCATCAAGTTCACTACCTGACGTGTTTAACGCCTGTTCTTTTGTAATCATTATTGTGCCTTTTTTGGGTATTTCATTCTGTAATCACTGTAATCCACATCGGGGAAATCCCAGTTTACTTTGCAACCGCAAGAATCAAAAACAACCCACTCAAAACCGTTGTTGTTTGGACTATTAACCATAACCTCCACAACACCTCATGCCTTTGCGTCATCAATATCAAATGGTCGAGCGGCTGAGGTTTTGCGTCTAACTTCATCTGTATATTCAATATCTTGGATGAAATCATTATTGCTTTCTGGCGTAATAACGCCATCGCCATCGACGGTATCAACTAGCGACTCCAACATTTGATACGCATTATCACCATACACCGTGACATCATGTGCGAATAATTCAGGCATGGGTTTTAGTCGCACATCATGACATTCAAGTATCAATCTATTTAGCTAATCATTGCCTGATAACGATAATCCGCAATCATCGGTAAACCGATCAAACGTCAATTCCCCAAACTCTTTAATTGTCATTGCCACTTTCACATTATCAATATTCATACGTCATCTATGTTAATTCTCGCATTACCCCACGCATCATCTACAGATTCACTTGAATGACCGAGAACAAAAACTTCGTCACCCTCTTTTGCTAAAACCAAAAAATACGGAATATCTTTTTTATGACACGGCTCATCTACCACGCATTTTGCAGATGGGTATTGTAACAATACAAAATTCATACCACTCATCATCTACCCCTCTTAATTTCATTTATAAACCACCCTTCAAACTGGTGCGGTGTCCACTCTTCATAATTAGACCGATACGTCCCATCGGCAAAATAATACTTCGAGTTAAACTCAAAACATGGCGAATTGGGATGGTTAACGTAAAAATGAATCACATAGTCACCGCGCCATGAGTTTTTATCGGTTTTGTCGTGTATTACGTTGCAAACTAACGCCGTTAAGCCGTTGACAAACGTGATTGTGTCTCCTTGTTTTAATTCTTTGTTGCTCTGCGATAAACACGTCAACTTCTTTTCTGCTAACGCAATTTGTTCGGGCGTTGCTGGTTTGTCGTTAAAGTCTTCGTACAAATCAAGCAATTCATCACACTCAGCCAGTTCTTGCTCAACTTCAAATGTTTCAGTGTCGTTTGTTGCACTTAAATCAATCCACAAATCGCCTTTTTTGACATCTTCGCGGATTGACTGCACAATGTCTAAATCCATGCCAAGCAACTTTTTTGCAGCTTTACACGCAAGCTCATGTGTTGAGTGTGTACTTACTACGATTCCGCTAAAAGTTGCTACTACAATAAATTTACTCATGACACTCTCCGATTATTACAAGCATTTAAGCTGCTTGCCTAGCCTTGCCCCTTTTGGGCGTTTTCCGTATTTTCTTGCTTCCTTGGCTGAGTAATATACGCCTTTTTTAAAAAGTGTAAAGTTTTTATTTTGTTTTTATTTTGTTTTTATTTTGGTATGTTTAAGGTATGATATACGCTTATTTACAAAAAAGGAATGATAATGGAAAACCCAAAAAAGAAGCCGCCAGTTTTAACGTGCGGCAAACACCTTGCTTATTTGATTTTTGAGACGTGGGAAGGTATTGGCGTTGTAACAGGGCTAGCAAAAACAACGTGCAGAGCATGGCGAAACAATAACATACCAACTAAGCACCGTGCGGCGATTTGCGCGGCGGCGATAACTAAGGGATGGGATGTTGAAGAAGATGACTTTAGGGGTGATTTATGAAAACAACATCAGAAATACAACAAGAACTTGACGCGCTAGAATCAGAACTAAGCCGCGAATATTGCGCGTAGCGATGAAATAAGCGAGACGTTCTGGGGCATGGAAAAGACATGGTGGCGTGGCACTTGCTAAGTGTTAGCGACGCGCTTGATGTGATTGCTTTTTGTGCTAAAAAGGCACTTGGTAAGATTGATGATAATGTTGAGAGGTGGATGATATGAGTAGGATTAAAGTTGCGAGAGATAACTACTTTTTCAAAAAAGTCCATACAAAGCACATGAGCAAGCTATCGCACGGGAAACGGCTTGGCAGCCCAAGTCAATTTATTCACCAACAAGCTAATAAACATAGGGAAACAGGATTTTTTGGTGCAGCCCAAAAGTTTATGTTTGGATCGTTGTGAGTCGGAATTGTTATTTTAGACGTAGGAGAATGAGGTGAGCGAATTACCAGAAAAAGTAATTGTATCTGGCGGGTGTAGAGATTGTATTTTTTTGCACTATTCAAACGACACTGAGGATGAGGTTTGCAAATTAAACGAAGAATTGTATTGTAGTCCGTACGCCATTGCCGACACTAGACACCTGCAATGCCCACTACTAACGCGCGCAATAAAGGTAGTAAAAAATGACAATTGATTTAAGCGAGTTACAAGCTGGTGGTAGCGTTATTTTTTCAGATAACTGTCAATCTGTTGTTTCTGGAGTTAGAAAGCACACGGCTATTTGCGGTATTCGTAACAGCGGGACTATGACAACATTTTATCTTAGTTTTTTTGATAAAAAATATGATAATTCGCATAATGAATTTTTTGGCAATGGAGACAGTCATTGGTTTTCAAACAAAAAAATTATTGAAATAATCAAAAATACTAACCACTAAACCGCACACAATAAAAACCCGCTTTCGTGAGATTGCGGGTTTATCTAATTAGCGATTATCGTACACAGACCGACCTTTTCAGGTTGCTTTGATGCCTTATAGGCTTAGCTATTCAATTTCACTTTTACAGTTGTGAGTTCTGTTGCCACTCGCTGATAACGGCTAATTCGCGTTCTTTACAATTAGCAAGGTGGAGCGGGTAGCGGCACTAGAAACCGCGTGACTTTCTTGGAGGGCAAGCTAACAGCATTTGTATACCCGCTAAATTTGCGTTTCTGTTGGGACTCGAACCCAAATCAGCGAGTTGAAAGCTCGCTATCCTGACCTTTAGACGACAAAAAAACATAAGCTTGGTAGCTCCAAGACGATTTGAACGTCTGATTTCACAGTCAAAGTGTGATGTGTTCCCACTACACTATGGAGCAATTAATTTCAGAAGGTAAGTTACAGGCTCTTACTGCTATATTACAAAATCACACACAGCCTTCAAATGTGCAAAGTTTACTTTTAGGGTGCGCTTACCCTATTAATTTGGTAATCCTAACCGCTAGACGATAGGTATACTGTTTGGGAGCGAATGCTGGAGTCGAACCAGCTACCTTAGGCTTATGAGACCTCTAATCTACCGCTGATATAATTCGCTAAATTATTTTAAATCACACTCTATGCCGTATTGAGTTGCTAGTTAGGCGTATCGTCTGGCTACTATGGCTACTAATCGGTGTGTTTCACTTTGGCAACTAACCAAGCTACTAGACCCGATGTCCGCGCATATCAAGTGTGATTTAAGATAAACCCGCAGGTTTGAGCATTGTTAAGAGGCTTTGCGGGTATTGTTGTTGGCAATTATACACTACTTTAGCGAAAACTAAAGCGGTTTGTTCCAGCGTATAAATCGGCTATGATTGATTTACGCGCCACCTCATCAAACCCTGCTATCAACTCAAGCAAGGATTTAAACTCCTGTTCGGTTCTATTGCCCTTAGCCGCGTTCATGCGCTTGCTGGTTATGCCTAGGTTGTCTGCGCTGTAATCGCCGCCACGCGATATAGGAACACGATGATCTAACTCTATTTTAGCTATGGGTATCAATTCTTGAGTAAGGTAACAGGAAAAATAAATTCGTTTCCTTTTCTCAATTATCGGCTGTCTGGCTATCCATTCTACTAACTCTTTTGGCATCGGGATTTTTTTAACGTCATGCCCCGCTTTTTTAGCCCTAGATAGTGAATGAGAGCGAAAATTCTGTGATTTTCGCTTTAATATATCTTGTATTTCATGGGGCATGCTCATAAATTAATCTTCGTCAATAGAATCAAGAAAAACTTTAAGCTCTTCTATTTTTTCAGGAGTTAAATTCGCGCTTGCATCAATAAAAACAGGCGATTCATTGACAATTAGAACCGCAGAATCATTTATTTTATTTCGCTTGGTAGTGTCGTTTTTTACCTTCTTTTTGTCGGTAGACATCTCACTAAATACGGGCTGGACATTCCCAAACAATCGAGCCATTCCTGTTAGCGCGGCGCGATTCTCTTCTATTTGTTGGGCTAGTGGTTTTTTTTGCTGGTAGTTTCGTTTTCTCATTTTATTTTGCATCGTGTCCGTGTATTAGTGTATGGCAATCGCGGCAAACTGTTAAAAGATGGTTCATGGGTTCGTCACCTAGTTGTTGATATGAAATATGGTGTACTCGCAGGTTATCACGCGCAAAGCACAGCTTGCACTCGTTGTTGTCCAGTGCCAGTCGTTGTTGGCGTTTGCGCTGCCACTTTTGCGAATTAATGTATTCGTTGTATTCGTCTAGTAGGATTGTGGGTATTTTGTGGGAAGCAATCGTTTGAACATCAAAACTGGTCAAATTCACAGTGTCAACAGCAAAAATTACATACCTTGCTACCTTAGAATCACTGCTACATCATTCTCCGCGCATCCACGCCCTGATGATACCGTCATCGACAGTTTCTATTATCGACCTGCACCCAGTACAAAAAACACAATAAACCTTTCTATTCCCAAAGATTCTATAACCTAGCTTTATTTCACTTGTTTCATTGCCGCAATTGCTATGGTTTTTTCTCTAAAAAATCAATGGTTCTTTCATATTCTACAGCCTTAAAATCATCGGTACTACCATCACGGAAGTTCATAGGATAACCGCATCCATCGGCTGCCGATTTAGAAAATATCTGACCGACATAGCCACCGCATTTAGGACAATACTTCCTAATAATAATCCTACCTATCGAATCTAACGAATTGCAGAACTTAAACCCAGACTCACTACCACAACATTTGCATTTCATAAAAATTAACCTTTTAGTGTTCACGTTTTGACATTATACTATTCAATGTCACATATCACAATAACAGGATTAAAATGAAAATAATCACAAGAAAAGAAGCGACTATTAACGGGCTTCCCAGTTATTTCACAGGCAAACCATGCAAACACGGGCATATTTCAAAGCGAGGAACGCAAGGCGGGAACTGCCACCAGTGTGATTATGAGCGCGGCAAGGCGATACGCGCCACAATTAAAGCCATTAGAGCTAAAGCGAGAGGAGAATAGAGCATTATGTTTAATTACTCTATTCTAACCTCAGACACAAATCAAGCTAAAAGCTTATCTTTAGTTAATGGCAAGTTAGTTAAATCGTCACTGGCAAATCCTACGCGTGGATATTTTACCGCGCACACTTGCGAAACATTAGCGGAATTTGCTGAACACGTTAATAACATCACGGTTAAGCAATCGCTTATTATCGGTTCAGTAGTCAGACCTGATAAGACGGTTTTAGCAGTTGGCGAAAAAATAGCCCTGACTATCAAGGATAAGCCGCGAGACAACGCCGTTTCGCGCTCTTTAGACTTTCTAAAAAACTTAGCTCATGCTGGGTTTATGCTTTTTGATGTTGATAGTCGCCCCGAATCGTTTACTGATTTACAGTTATTTTTATCAGAACTTAACGGCGTTGGCGCAGTTATTAAGCCGTCAAGCTCAAGCCTAATTTTTGACAAAAACGGCGTTGAAATAGTCGGTGACAAAGGTCGACACATCTTTATCCCAGTGCTGGACATGAGCGACATACAACGCGCTGCCGTGGCAATATGGGGTAGGCAATGGTTAGCGGGACACGGGCATTATTTAATCAGTAATGGCATACATCCTATGCTTTTAGAACGTGGCATTTATGACCAAACAGTTTTAGGACATAGCGAGCGGCTAGCTTTTGAAGCCAAGCCAATTTTAAACGATGGACTAACGCAAAAATACAACCATTGTGTTGTTATTGATGGCGCGGTTTTAGATACTCGCACGATTCCAGATTTAACTGCCGATGAAATATCACAAATAGAGTTACTAAAAAACGCGGCTAAAAAGTTAGTTAGACCTGAATATGAAGCGGTTATTGTCAGAAAGAAAGCCGCGTACATTGCCACGGGCAAAACAGAATTAGATTGGAACGGATTAAAGGACCACGTTTTAACTCATGATTTTGAGGTTACGACAACGAAGGGGGTTTTTAAAGTTTGCGATATGGACGAGTCGCATAACGGCGTGACTATGCGTGATCCGTTTGAACCTGACTATGGCGGTGGCAGTCTAACTAAAGCTAAATTTTATTGGAATAATGGCAATCCTAAAATCTACAGTCAGGCACATGGGGGAGTTGTTTATAAAATAGCTAAGCAATCAATAGAAGGTGAGTTAGTTGACGACAAAAGAGTATCTATTGACTGGCAAGACCAACTAGAAAAACACGTTGAAACCATGAACCAAAGATTTTGCAAGACAATACTAGGGGGTAAGCACAGGATTTTAAGAATATCAGAGTTGCCCGAGAAAGTCGGAAAACATAAAAAATATGAATTTTTCAACCAATTTGAACTTGAATTAAATCACCAGCACAAATTAATACAAGTCGGGTACAAGGCGAACGGTGAAGCGAAGTACGACAACTACATAGGGGCATGGGCTAAGCATCACAAATCGACAACCTACGAATCAACCATTTTTGACCCAGCAAACAATCACCCAAAAAACACGCTTAACACTTGGCAAGGATTCACGGTTGAGCCAAAACAAAACCATGACTGTTTGGCACTGATACACGAACATATTTGTGATGTCGTTTGTGCTGGTAATCGTGAACTGATTAATTATTTTTATGATTGGGTGGCGTATATTTTCCAAAACCCTGAAAACGTAGCGGGTTCGTCTTTAGTATTGCGAGGCGTTGAGGGTGCTGGCAAAGGTACAATAATACAGTTGATAATGGCAATATGGGGTATTCATGCTTGGCAGATTGACGAGCCTGAATCTTTGACTGGTAATTTTAATTCTAGGTTACGCGAAACGTGTTTTTTGTTCGCTGACGAAGCGTTTTTTGCTGGGAATAAAGCCGCTGAGGGAAAATTAAAGGGGTTAGTTACTGAAAAATTTATTAACATCGAGGGCAAAGGGCTTGAGAAGGAAACATTTAGAAGTCGATTAAAAATAATAATGTCTACAAACTCTGACCACGCCGTTCCCGTTACTGCCAATGGTAGGCGTTTTTGCGTTTTTGACATTTCACCGCACAAAAAAGGCGATACTGAGTATTTCAAAAGCCTAGTAATGGACTGTGGAAATCCAGAGGTGCAAGCGGGGTTTTTGCATAGCGCGTTAAATCGTGATATTTCAAACTTCCACACTGGGAAAATACCAGAAACCACGGGATTAAAAGAGCAACGTCGCCACTCTTTGCCGTCTGATGCTCAGTGGTTGCTCGATTGTCTGTACAACGAGGTATTATACGGGGATTTGGATGGGTGGCGAGAGTATTACACAAGCAAAGAGCTTTATGCGAGTTACTTGTTGTGGTGCAAGGATAAGGGAATGACTCATTACGATAAAAAAACAGCTATTGGATTAGGTATGTTTTTTAAACACTGCGGATTTGAAAAAGTAGATACTAGGTCGGCAAAGGGATGGAGTTTGGGTGGTATTCAAAATGCTAGAACCGTGTTTGTATCTGTGTTTAAAGTTGATATTAGTTAGCAAATAGTGGTCACAGTAGTCACAAAGTAGTAGCAGGTAAGTTATTGATAAACAAAGCGCGTTACTACTGTTACTACTGTTACTACTTAAAATAGAGTATATAGAGAAACACAAAGAAGTAACAAATTTTTATTATGATTTTTATTTTTTTATGATTTTTATTTTTCTATGGCGATGAAAGTCTAAAAAAAGCGTCACAGTAGTCGAAGTAGTCGCAAGCCGCGCTATTTATATCCTGTAGAAAAATAAAGTAGTCACAAGACAGTAACAAAAAGCATTCAAAGTAGTAACGCACCCCTAAAAAAAAGGAAAAATCATGGTTTGCAATCACTTCGTAAAAGACCACTCAACCGACCTAGACGGGTTCGGGAAATGCCAGAAATTAACCGCAAAAAATAAAGCCAGATGGGAGACTAAAAAATGCCTTGTAAGCACTTCGTAAAAGATCATAGTACGGAGTTAGATGGGTGGGGGAAATGTATGCAGATTGAAACATACAAAGCCCGTGGAGCAACACCCGCTATGATTGCCTCAGTTATTAAAGATAAGCTCAATGGTGGGCAAATTTGCGCGGGTAAATACATATTTGAAGCCGCCTGTTGCAACGCTGAGCGTGGTTGTGAGAAATATTCCGAATAATAAAATATATTTTATTTCCACGCTTGCGGAATCAAAACTATGTGTGTAGAATAGTCGCCACTGGTTAGGAAACTAGGTTGCAAGTCTTAACGGAACGGGCGGCAACGGTGGGATATAGGGGATAAATTAAATTAGGAGTATGAAATGCAAGAACGCAAGTTAGGCGGTGGTAGGAAAAGAGGCGTGAACAAAACGCGCCGTGAAGTTAGGGGGGTGGTTACGGATGAGATTGACACAAGACTGTCGACGTATAAAACCGATAGCGAACGCACAAACAACTGGATTGTCAAAACGGCAATAGATGAATTTTTGAAAAGTCGGAACTATTAGGGGGTAAGTGATGAAAGCAATAGCCCAAAAACTTTACACAGTGTCAGTGTACGAACACAACAGCTCAGTTGGTTCGTGGGACGTGACAGTTGTCGCCACTAACAAACACGACGCAAAAAACATCGGTGTTGACGCTCTAGTACAGAAAGGGCTGGTAAATCGTTACAGTATCAAGCGCACGGCGGTTCATTGTCATAATGAAGAAATTTGGGCGGGTGTGTAATGTACACGGAACTTGGCACGGGTGACTCAACGCCTCCCGATGACAAGCCAGTTAAGCAATGCACATGGTGTTTTAGTGACATGGGTATTGATGATATTAACGACCTGTGCAGCGATAATTGCGCACGGGAATACCAAGAGGATAAAAACAAAATGAGCAATCAATTAATAACAGTCGAAGCACTATCAAATAACGCTTTAGATGCGTTCACTGGCAACGTAGACACTTTAGGCAACTTACTTTTGCAAATAGAGCAAGAGGCGTTATCGTTAGTTCCAGATGTTTCAACAGCTAAAGGGCGCTATGCAATACGCACTAACGCCACTAATGTTGCAAAAACAAAAGTTAGAATCGATAAAGAGGGCAAGCTGCTTGCTGATAAGCAGAAAGAAATACCTAGGCTTATTGACGCAAGCCGCAAAAAAGCGCGTGATTTTTTGGAAGCCTTACAAGATAAGGTTCGCGAACCTTTGACGGATTATGAAGAAAAGCAAAAACAGGACGTTTTAGAAGCTGAATGTATTGCAAAAGAACTACTCGAAGCTGGGCAAGCTCAAAAACAGTTTTTGATAGACTGGGATAATGCAATTTTTCTTAATGACAAGTTCGACTTTGAAAAAGAAAAGACTGAAATAGCGAAAGCTAAGAAAGCCGAACAAGATGAAAAAGACCGTTTAGCGCGTGAAGCTGAGCTAGTAGAGCAGGGTAGAATCAAGGCTGAAAATGAAGCAAAAGCAGCAATAGCAAAAGCCGAGCGTGAAAAGATTGAAGCAGAACAGCGCGAAAAACAAGCTATCGAATATGCGCGTATCGCTAAAGACCACGCTGAATTAGCAGAAAAACAACGCTTGATTGCCGAGGAAAAAGCCCGTGTCACTGCGCTGGAAAAAGCCGAGCAACAACGACTACAGGCGATTGAAGACGAGCGCAAACGCATAGAAGCCGAAGTAGCAAAGCAAAAGGAGATTGAGGACAAAAAAGCCGCTAACAAAAAGCACCAAGCCGAAGTTAATAACGCGATTAAATCAGCTTTAATTAAAAATGGCTTTACCGAAGATGACGCGGTAAAGATTATCACTTTAGCGGCTAAAAAAACAGCTTTGTAACTTGGTAATAAACTACTAATGTAGTAAACTAACAGTGTCTTAAAAATTGCGTGTGGAAGCGTAACATTTTAAGGCATAAAAACCTTAGCCCCATTATTTAGCGGTCTTCCACCCGCTAGGTCTTGGGGTTTTTTATTGTCGAAAGGAAAATTATTTATGAGTGAAAACGAAAAAAACACAGAAGTTGCAACGGTTACCGAAGGTAAAAATGAGGTTGCCGTTAATAATAAAGGCGGCACGTTTGCAAGTAGATTTACTGAGCAAGAATTAGCGCAAAGCGATATTAATAGCGGCGCAATGATACCAGAAACAACTAGCACAAAAGCGTTGCCACTAAAACTGAATACCGAAACATGGACTCCAGAAATAGGCGAGGTGAAAGATTTTGTGGTTCTGGGCTTTGGGTTTGTAGAGTACCCCGACATGAATCCAGAAAAAGCAGCAGCAGGCGTAAAAAATCAAGTCAGAAGTGCGTTTTTAGCAGCCAGAGGAGTTGATAAGTCTGGTAATCCAGTTCTTGAAAAGTGGAACGTATCGGCAAAACGATTAGTATCAACACTGGAAGACGCATCACAACGCGGGTACATTGTTTTGGGCAACTCAAAGATGATCGTCCGCATAACGCTGGTGGGTAAAATTCGCAATAAAACGAATGCTTTTAGCTCTGACAACTACGACGTTGAGCTAGTTCCAAACTTCTAATAATAACGCCGCGTAGTCGCAAGCTACGCGGCAAACTGGAGACAAACAATGAGTATGACAGAAGCAGAATTATTAGATGGATTGATGGCTGGAACTAATGCCGCGCCGTCGCTGAAATTAGAAGCGCCAGAAGAAAAAGAAATTACCCACGCAAAAACACACAACGGCGTAATGTCCGCTAGCAACATAAACAAACTAGCAACATACCAGCCAGACCCATCGGCAATAGCAGCGTTAGAGCTTGAAATTGAAGAGCTTGATTACCAGATAGCCAATTCATCCCGTGGTACAAAAACAGCTGAAAAAGAGCGTGAAACAAAGCAAAGGAAACTCGATAGAATGTTTAATGATGAATTACCGCAGGGTGCTATTGAGTGGTGCAATCGATTAGCCGCTGATAGAATTTTTGGATTTGTCGAAAAAATGGATGTTTCTTTTGATAATTTTGCTACACGATACGGGAAAGAGCATGAGCCGCTAGCAGTTGAAGCTTTGAAACAGCGGTTTCCTCAGTATGATTTTCGGTTTGTGAATGATGAGCAGGGATTTATCGTGCTGGATGGGTTTGAATTGGTTGGTGCATCGCCCGATTCTGTTGTGTTTGCAAATGGGGTTAAGTTTGCTACGCTTGATATAAAAAACCCTCCGACAAAATCCATACACTTAGAATATGGGCTAATTGAAAGTGCAGCACAATTTAAGCGCGATTACCCAGCGTATTATTGGCAGTTAGTCATGCAAGCCATGTGTGCTAAGGTTGATGTGATGTGCTTTGTTTCTTATTGTCACTATGCCCCAGACCATTTGCAGTTGTTTAATTATGAGTGGGGCTTAGTTCATGATGACGCTGTTTTCTTGCTTTCGAGAATCAAGAAAGCAGATAAGTACATTAATGACAGAATTCAAGGTTTGAATGAGCGTTTTGGGTTGTAAATAAAAACACGCTCATCGGATTAGCCTATCCGATGAGCGCAAAAGCAATATTTAACGAGGTTGGGAGAGTGCGAATGACCAAAAAAACAGACTTGCCAATTGGGGTCTATAAGACCCGCAATGGAAAATTCAGTGCTAAATTTTCAAGAAGGCACGTCGGTACGTTTGATACAGTGTTAGAGGCTAGTAAAGCGTATGACGCACACGTCGAAAGAATTTCTACAGCTAAACAAAATTACGCGGTCGCTAAAATTTACGACATTTACCAAGACTTTAGAAGTCGCGACGATGGCAAAGACCACACGCCCATATACCGCCGCCCTTGCGGTAATTAAATAACACCTTCGTGCAGAAAAACTGCACGAAGAAACCACAAAAAAGGAGAAGAACAAATGAACTTATCAAAAAAACACAAACTATGGCTAGCACTGGCCGCCGTAGTTTTGATGGTAGCAGAAGCAAAAACAGCTCATGCAAGAACCGAAGGCGATTGTCTTGCAAGAATATCTTTTGCGGAATCAAGGGGTGAAAGTGTAAAAGGTGTGCAGGATGTTATGAACGCCACGATTGCACACGCTAGGCAGTTGGAAATAAGCGTTTGCAAAGTCAAAGCCAAGCAATAAACACCGTCAGCAGACGTTGCGCTGTCGTATAGCTTGATAGCTAAAAGCGTCCTATCAGGTGCAATCAAGCCAAGAAACCGCGCCAATGCGTGGCGGTCTAAAGGTCAACGTGCCAAAGGTGGCGTAAGTATGGGCAGAACTGGCAAGCATCAATTTTTTTATGTCGCTCATTTGTGAGGTGTTGATATGACAAACCACAACCCCCCCCCGCACAACTAGCCGCTGATAAACGGGCGCGATTCTTGTCTCTACCGACAGGCAGAAAGAAGCAATCAAACCGCGTGCAGATTGTCATTACACCTGCAAACCCCATTGTTTATCCAGTTTGGACAATAAGAAAATGAGAAAACAAAGAACCCCTACCTAAAGGCGTGTACTACGGAGCAAAAGGGACTTTTAACGCTCAATGCTCAATAGCAGGAATCTCTAAATGGTCATGCGGTCACGCCACGATTGAAGCCGCCGAATCCGCTTATAATGAAATAGCGGTGCTAAGACCGCCACGAAAAAAACGCGTAGTGAGCTTTGAAAAAAGCCGCACTGAATATGTCGAGTATGGAGTCGAGAAAATAGGAAATACTTATGTGGTTAAGTTGCAAGCCAAGGAAATCGGCTATGTAGGCACAGCTAAAACACTTGAATCGGCTAGGGTTATGCGTGACAAAGTGCTGATTGATAGAAAAATATTTCCCCGTGCTAAACAATACAGGGGAAAGCATGAATAAAAAACACAGCGAACGCAACGCAGGGCGTAAGCCCACGCCAGACGGCGTAAGATTTAGCGGTGGGATGATGCCCCGTGAACTATACGAATGGGTAATGCGTGGGATAAACGGAATAAAGGGTATGGCGTTAGTAAAGGTCGCTCTTGAGTTCTATCGAGAACACCACACGCATTAATTAATTTTTTTTGTGCTAAAATTTAGCATTTTATGTGGAGTGGGTTATTATGACTAATATCGATGTAACTGTAGGTATTTTAGCAAGTCAGCTCGAAAGAGTGCGGCAGGACATGAATGAAATAGCGGCAAAGGCTAGAGACGACAAAGAAGATAGCGACAAAGAAACAGAGGCATTGAGAAACGATGTTAATGATTTGCGCTCAGAAGTGCTAAAATACAAATGGTTAATGAGCGGGATTGTTGCGTGTTTAAGTGCGTTTGCAGCCGCTTTAAATTATATCGGGTTTGATTATTTTGAAAAGTGAGTGGTTATGAAAAGATTATTTGCGTACCTACACGAAAGACTAAAAGAAGCTAGTACATGGCGCGGGATTATGTTAGTAGCAACGGCGGCTGGGGCAAAAATTAGCCCTGAAATGTCAGAAGCCATTATTACTTTAGGCGTTGCGCTTACTGGTATTATCGGTATCGTAACAAGTGACAGAAAATGAACGCCCAACGCGATCTAAACAAACTCGAAAAAGACAACGGAATTAAATCGGAGCTGTTTAGCGGTTGGGTAGTCACTGCCGATGATGGCACAGTTTACATGGTAAAGACATTTGCAGAGCGTCAACAGCTAGTCAAAAATTTAATCAGGATTGGTCAAAATGCCACATGACACCCGAATATTTTATTGTCATAATAACGCGTGCCAGTCACGCCACGAATGCCTTTATCCGTCAGTGAAACCACAAACCCCCGTATTTTATGGCAAAGGCGACAATAAAGACGATTGCGAGGATTTTGTTAAATCGGAGAAGTCCAATGACTAACATCGAAAAACTACGCGGCAAAATACCGCAAAACGTGTTTGAAGAATTGCCATTAATAATTCAAAAGCGAAACCTAACACCCTGCCAATTAGCCCACTTTTTAGCGCAATGCCATCATGAGAGTGGTGGGTTTAATCACGTTGTTGAAAATCTGAATTACAGCGCGACGCGATTGCAACAGGTGTTTCCGAAGTATTACCCAAACAGCGCGATAGCCGCTAATCACGCTCACAAGCCCGAATTAGTCGGGGCGCGTATTTATGCTGACCGTATGGGTAATGGCGATGAGCGTAGCGGCAGTGGTTTTTATCGGCGTGGGCGCGGGTTTTTAATGTGTACAGGTGCTGATAACCAACAAGATTTTTTTGCATCTATGGGATTACCCGTCGATAGCGACCCAGAACTAATCAGCAAAGTTTACCCACTAACCAGTGCGGCGTGGTATTTTGACGAGCGCAAAGTGTGGCGCGTATGCGGTGAACCGACTGAAAAAGCAGTATTGGCTGTTACGCGGTTGGTGAATGGCGGTGTTAATGGGATTGATGATAGAATCAATTTGTTTAATTATTATTTTGACTTGTTGAAATAATGGCAACTATTGAGCTACATAACCGCGATTGTTTAGAGGTTATGGAGGGGATTGATGATAGCAGTATTGATTGCATAATTTGTGACCCGCCGTATTATTCTACTAGCTTACATTTTGATAAAGCCGTGCGAATTGATTTTAAATCGTGGCTATTGGAGTGCCAAAGGATATTAAAGCCGTCGGGAGTATTGATTAGTTTTGCTGATTTTAATCTTCTTGCTGAATTGCGTGGACACAAAGTATTCAAATGCACCTATGAATTAATCTGGGAAAAAACAATGGCGGTTGGTTTTTTAGATGCAAATATAAGACCGTTGCGAAACCATGAATTTATTGGTGTGTTCACGGACGCATTGAAGCTATCGACCTATAATCCGCAAAAGACTAAGGGCGCGGCTTACGCGCAAAAAAGCAGGGCTGGGCGTATGGCACACACCAATAAAATGAGGTCTTGCTCAATAGAAAACACAGGCGACCGCCACCCCGTAAGCGTATTAAAGTTCAGCAATAACAACAACGGTTCACTGCACCCAACACAGAAGCCATTAGACTTAGTAAGCTGGTTAATAAACACCTTCTCAAACGAGGATGATGTGATTTTAGATTGCTTTTTAGGAAGTGGCACAACAGGACACGCCTGTGCAAATCTTAACCGCTCATTCATCGGAATAGAAATAGACTCTGCTTATTTTTCGATAGCCAAGGCGCGAATAGAAAACGCACAGCACGATTTAGTTAATTACTTTGGGGAGTTGGTATAATGCCCCCCCCAATTAACTTTTACAGCGTCCCCAGCCGTGACTGATTTGACAATGCGCACTGCGTTAGGCAACATAGCAAAGACACTGCTATCAGTTGTGGCGCGGTGCGTGTTGGCATTAGGTGCAAACCAATGAATTTTTAGGATTTAATGAAAATAGGTAATGAAAGACGACAAAACCACCGACATATTTACTGATCCGCTCACTCTTGACGATTGCGACTTGCAAACTAAAGACGGGCGTTTGCGCGGGTTAGAGAAAATTGCAAAGTGGGAATTAACTAAGCCAATGGAAAAAATTAAAGCAATTGAGATTATTGGTAAAATTGATGGTGATTTTGTTGTAAAAACTGAGATAAAGCATAGCGGAGGAATAAACACTAAGCCAATTCAAGAATTGACGGACGCAGAACTTGACAGAGTTATTAGCGGCGGCTAAATCAGAACGCGCTTTGCGATTAGCGCGTTCTGATTTTTGGCGGTTTCGCCTGTTGATGCACAAACATCTGAAAATTGGCTGGTGGCAAAAGGAAGTTAGCTATAAACTACAGCAATTCCACGCCGATTATAAAGATGGTTTACGCCCCCAGCTAATCATCACAGCACCACCGCAACATGGAAAAAGCACTATTATCAATGACTTTCTTTTGTGGTCTATTGGAAAAGATAGCGAGGCAACAGAAAGCGAATTAAAAATAATCTACGCTTCTTTTAGTGATGCTTTAGGGGTTAGAGCTAATCGGCGCATTCAAAGATTTTCAGCAACAAAACGCTTTCAGGATGTATTCCCTAAGTTCACACCAACTCACAAAACCCTTGATTTAATTCTGTATGGTGAAGATGGCTATTTCAGAAATACCACCATCGGCGGGGCAATTACGGGCGAATCAATGACGTGGGGGGTTATAGATGATTATACCAAGGGCAGGGCAGAATCAAACAGTCCAACAATACGCGATAAGGTTTGGGAGTGGTTCACGTCGGACTTTAGCACTCGATTTAGTGATGATGGGGCGTTTCTTTGCATCTGTACACGGTGGCACGTTGACGACTTAATCGGGCGTTTGGTTGAAATGAAACCCAACACCAAGGTTTTAAAATATCATGCCATTGCAGAACATGACGAACCGAACCGCAAACAGGGTGAGCCGCTATTCCCCGAACACAAAAGCGTTGCGTTTCTGAACGACATTAAGTCTGTCATGAGCGCAGCGGCATGGAATAGCCTTTACCAGCAAAACCCAACGATTGCCGAGGGTAACTTTTTCAAACCTGATTTTATCGAAACCGTTGACACCTATCCAAGCAGCTTACAATTTGTCAGGGCGTGGGACTTTGCGGGAACAGCAAACGGCGGCGATTATACGGTAGGCGTTAAAATAGGTTATGATGTTGCAACAAAAACGGCTTATATCGTTGATGTGGTACGCGGTCAATACGCACCCGAAGATGTTGAAAGGTTTTTACTATCAACCGCACAAGCCGACGGCAGATTGGTAAAAATACTTATCCCTCAAGACCCTGCGCAAGCTGGAAAATATCAAGCCAAGAATTTTGTTAAAATACTCAGTGGTTTTAGCGTGATTGCGGACAGGGTTACAGGAAGCAAGGAAACCCGCGCCAGTCCAGTAGCCGCACAGGTGAATATTGGGAATATCAAAATGTGTCGGGGTGTGTGGAATAAGTCGTTTATTGAGGAATTGCGATTATTCCCCAACGGCGTAAACGATGACCAAGTTGACGCGTTTAGTGATGCGTACAATCATTTTATTAACAAAAAATCATACTCATTCTGATGCTAAACATATTCCGAAAGAAAAAACCTAAACATCCAGACATCATCGGTGAAATAGTCGATAAACTAATGCTACCCGACACTATCGGCGAAACGGTTTTTGTTGGTGATGACGCGTCAATATCAACCGATGAAAGCGGCGTGTTAAACATTGATATTTTGCGCTATTTTGCGCGGTGCAATTACCGACTGACACCGCAAATACAAGAGGAGCTTGTCAAGTATTGGGCTATTAATCGCGCGTGTTTAATGCCCGTACAAGACTGCCTGCGCAATGGGTACGAACTGATAGCCGAGGCTCAGGAGCAAGTACCAGACACGCACATAAAAGCCATTGCGACTTTTAACAAGGAGTTTGGTTTTGACGAGCTCTTAGAGGATACGCTTTATTATTCGCGTGTCTACGGTATTCGTGTGTGTGTTTTTCAATTTGACGGATTAACACCTGAACACTACGAAAACCCTATCAACTGGGAGACATTGAAAGGTTACAAGTACAAAGGCTTCTTTGCGTTATCACCTCAATATTGCGTCCCTTCCGATTTTGAATTTAATGACCCTATGAGGTTCAGACAGGTTAATTACTGGCGCGTAGCTAATCAAAAGTATCATCATTCGTGGGTGCGTATCGTTCACCACGCCAAAGTACCCCCTAACCTGCTACCGCAATATTTAGGCGGTGGTGTTTCGTTGGTGCAAGAAATTTACGAACACATTTACCAAGCCAATCAAGCAAGTAATGAAGCCCTGCAAATCTTATTCACTAAGAATATGACGGTACGCAAGGGCGATGTACAAAGTGCATTGTTAGACCAAGCGGGTTTTGAGAATAAAATATCGTTCTTTTCAAGATTGACAGGGCAATTCAGAACGCTGTTTTTAGGCGAAAATGAAACCTACGAAAACGTAGAGAAATCATTGCAAGGCGTAGAAGATGTGCGCGGCAAAATGTGGGAAATGTGCGCAGCGGTTGCAAAAATCCCTAATAATCGATTCATGATGACGCAATTAACAGGCTTTGCGGCAAGCGGTGAAGCTGAGGATAGAATCTACAATACATCGAATTTAAGCACTTTGCAGGTTAAAATTAACCCTGTTATTGAGTTCCACAACAAAGCCATTTTGATAACTAACGGACTGGATTGTGAAGATATTACAATTCAATGGAATAAATGTGGCGCGTTGACAGAAGTTGAATTAGCGGACATTCAAGGTAAGCGGATTGCTAACGATGTGCAGCTGGTTATATCTCAAATCATATCCCCTGAAAAAGCCGCTGAGCGTTTGAGCAAGGATAAGGATAGTGGGTATGCGCACATTGATTTGACTGAGTTAGAATCGGAAGATGATGTGTTGGACGGGCTTGATTTTTCTATGTTTGAACAGCCGCAAACGAAACAAAGTGAATCCGCACAGCCAACACAAACAGCCGACAAAAGCACCACCACAGCACAAGCCCATTTCATGGCAGCGGCAGCACATAATCCAGAGTTTGCAAAAGAAGCGGGTATTCCGCAATCCGTGGCGCGTGAATTTAATGAAGTCGACACCAAAGACGAACGCCCACTACAGGCAGGAGACATAATCACTCTAGGCGGCTATGACGTACTAATCGAAAATCCAGCGGGTAGCGTAAGGACTTGGACGGATTCAACAGGGCGTAGAGGCGATAGCGTTATGACTTGCCATTATGGGGAATTACAGGGGTATAGTGGGGCTGATGATGATTATTTGGATATTTTTATTGTCTATTAGGTTGTATAAAAAAACTTGACATTTTGACTTAGTTTGTTATTATGAGCGCGTTATTGAAATTCTGCGTTCAGGCTTAAATTCAATAACGGTCGTTATTACTAAACCCCGTTTCTAGGTAAGGCTGAACACTTACCACGCGGGGTTTTTTTATGGTATAAGAAAATGCAAGACTATCGCGCTTTTCTCGAAGCAAAAAAACACTCGATAAGCGAGTCTGGATTTAATCCAGTGTTCATTCCTGATATGGCGTTCGATTTTCAACGCCATATCATTACTAAATCCGTTCAAAAGGGTCGTATTGGAGTATTTGCCGATACAGGTCTAGGAAAGACATTAATACAGCTATCAATAGCTCATAACGTGGTATTAAAAACAAACAAGCGCGTATTAATACTAACTCCGTTAGCCGTAGCCTTTCAATTCTTGATGGAAGCCGAAAAACTAGGCATTGGTGACATCGAACACTCAAAAGACGGCAAACACACCAAGAAAATAGTTATCTGCAATTATGAGCGACTTCACTATTTTTACGCCGATGATTTTGAATGCGTTATTCTTGATGAAAGCTCGATTTTAAAGAACTTTGACGGCAAGATAAAGGGTCAAATAACCGCATTCATTAAAAAAGTACCCTATCGCTTTTTAAGTACCGCCACACCTAGCCCTAATGATTTCATCGAGCTAGGAACATCTAGCGAGGCGTTGGGTTATATGGGGTATATGGATATGCTTACCAAGTTTTTTAAGAATAACCAAAACTCAGTAGATAGCAACAATCGCAACATTGGCGAGAAGTTTTATTTAAAACCACACGCTGAGAAGTCTTTTTTCGCATGGGTTAATCAGTGGTCAATCATGGTAAAAAAGCCTAGCGACATCGGTTTTAGTGATGATGGTTACAACTTGCCAGAATTGATAAAAAATTATCACTCAGTACAAAATCAGTCAATGATTGATATTAGTGGTCAGTGTCAGTTGTTTACCCCGATAGCAAAATCAATGACGGAGGTTAGATTGGAGCAACAGCAAACTATTAAACAGCGGTGCGAGCTTGCTGTGCAGCTTGCCAGTGATAAGACCAGCGTTTATTGGTGCAACTTTAACGAAGAAAGCTCACTATTAAAAGAACTAGACTGTGAAGCGGTTGAGATTATCGGGTCAATGTCAATCGACAAAAAAGAGGATATTTTAATCAACTTCGCACAGGGCAACATTGAGCGAATTATCACCAAGGCAAAAATGACTAGCATGGGTTTGAATTGGCAACACTGCAATCACTCAGTGTTTTTCCCTACATGGTCTTATGAGCAGTATTACCAAGCTATTCGTAGGTTTTGGAGGTTCGGACAAAAAAATAACGTAACAATTGATATTGTTGCAAGTGATGGTCAATCGCGTGTATTGGAGGCGTTAGAGCAAAAGACACAAAAAGCAGTATCACTACATCAAAACTTAGTAAATGCGGTTAATCACTCTTTTACCGATGTTAGACGTGAATTTAAAAACGATGCAAAGTTGCCACATTTCTTAAAATAAGGAATCCAAAATGATTACCAAACAAGAGCTTCACACAGAAAAATACAGTATGTACAACTCGGACTGCATGGAGATATTGCCAAGCTTACCAGCCTCAAGTATTGATTTGAGCGTTTACTCGCCTCCGTTCGCTGGGTTGTATAATTACAGCTCTAGCGAGCGTGACTTTTCAAATTGCGAAAGTAAAGAGCAGTTTTTAGAACAGTATGATTTTTTGGTAGAGCAAATCGCACGGGTTACAAAAGCTGGTAGAATAACTGCTGTTCATTGCACGGATGTTTTTGACAACACCTGCCGACTATGGGATTTCCCACACGAGATTATTCAAATCCACATTAAGCATGGGTTTGAATATCGCAACCGAATTACAATTTGGAAAGAGCCGCTAAAAGTCAGAATGCGTACAATGGTTCAATCTTTGATGCACAAGTTCATCGTAGAGGATTCTACCAAGTGCTTTACTGCTATGCCTGACTATATGTTGATTTTTACCAAGAAAGGCGAAAACGAAGTTCCCGTTACTCATGAGTTTGGGCTATTAAAATACTTCGGTGAAACACCTGTTTTGCCTAACATTTTGCAAGCATACAACAATGCGAATGACAGTAAATTAACGGCTGACGAGTTATGGTCTGAATTGAATGATAAGTTTAGCAACTTTAAAGACCCTAAAGCCAACAAGTTGAGTCATTACATTTGGCAACGGTACGCTTCAAGTGTGTGGGATGACATTAGAATCGACAATGTTTTACCGTTCAGAGATTCAAAAGAGGATGACGACGAAAAGCACGTCCACCCTCTCCAGCTTGACGTTATCGACCGTATTATAGAATTGTACAGCAACCCTAACGAGGTTGTGCTAACGCCTTTTATGGGTGTTGGCAGCGAGGTTTACAGCCCCGTATCGTTAGGGCGTAAGGCTATCGGTATTGAGTTAAAAGATAGCTACTACAAACAGGCGGTGATAAATATTGGTATGGCAAAAAATCGTTTTAGCGATAAAAAACATATTCAAGAATCATTATTTGACTTGGATTAGTATTATGCAAACCCGCAAAAACTCATTATTTGAGTCAATTGTTAATGTTTTAATAGGTTATTTTGTGGCGTTATTGTCGCAAATAGCAGTGTTCCCCATGTTTGATATTGCTATTCCTATAGGTGATAATTTAGCAATTGGTGCATGGTTTACTGCCATTAGCTTAACAAGGAGCTATGCTATTAGACGATGGCTTAACAAACGATAGAAAAAAGCCGCTTTTTATAGCGGCTTTTTTATTGGGTATCGGTTTGTAGTATAATTAAAATTACAACACCCAACAGGAACAACCATGCCAAACTTTTTTATCATTGACCAAATAAACCCCAACACAGGCGAATTTGACGAACACAAATTAGTCAAGGGCGCGAACCTTGACATGGTAGATGCGGCTTTAGTCTACCTATCGAACTACGAACCAGATTGGCAAGGCTTAGGCGCGATTAGTGAGGTAACGCCTCATGTGTTTGATTTGTGGCTTCATTATGGCAATCGCAAAGAGCCGTTCAGCAATTCGCGTTTTGCCGAAAAGTCGATTGATTTATCATCGGCAATGGTGGGTGATACTGCACCCGACGCAAGTAAATCGCGCCATTGAATAACGGCGCGTGGCAGAACAATCATGGAGATTAACGTACCCGCTGGTTCTTCGGCTATATCGGCAAATGATTTTAGTCAGTTTGGGAGCAAAGGCGGTAAAGGTGAAAATGAAATAATATTGAACCGTGGTCAGAAATATAA